GAAACTGGAGTCTCTGCTCCGGCTGCGGAGCCGCGGGCCGGCCTGCGGCGTGGCGCCCTTGTCGCCGCTGTTCTCGGATCCCAGGCCCGCGATCGGGCCTCGAAGTGAAGTGCACTTGCACCGGAAGGAAAGAAGATGGCTGCTGTATTCGTCGTCGGGGCTGTGATGGCCTTTGTCTGGACAGCCGCCAAATACCAGATGGTCTACCATTCGGTGATCGACTCGCTTCCTCCGCAATTGTCATCACGTTATGCGTTCCCCGTTTACGCGCTAAGTTCTTCAACACCGCTGTGGCTGCAAGCGGAGTACGTGAAGTCGCTGTGGGGTGGGAGCGTGGGATTTCTCTGTGTTTCATTGTGCTTCTTCTCGCTCCAGGAAATCGGCGTTGGTTGTGCCGTATTTGCTGTTTTCTGCTGGAGCGTTGTTTATTCGCTCAAAGCCCGGAAGAAGTACATGGAGAATTGCAGTCAGGCGCTGGCGCGACGAAAGGAGCCAGATGTATGATTCGATCCTTCTGGTCAGCCGCTAGACGCCGGATGGTCTAAGGATCTGTAATCGACCTTGTTTCCTTTACGGCTCACGATGCTGACACCTCGCGTTGCGCATCTCTGACTGCGGATGAGTCCTTTAGCGCCACGCCCCCTGTGAGCCGAACACAAGGGCCAGGTGGACATCAGGCGTTCTCATTCATCGCGCCTCCTTCTCTCCGACAACTGATCAGCATTGGCCGTGCTTGCCTGGCTGCTTTGCCGGGCAGCTACCTTCGACGATCAGGTCCAAAACACACAAAAATGAAATTGCAATCGGGCGGTAGCCCTGAGCGATAAGGAAGAGACATGACAGCAGGAAGTTACGCTGGAGCAACCCTTGGATTCCCATTTGGATTGGGAGGTGGCTTGTACATCGACAACCACGGGCGGGCCTACCCTCAGTTCTACGGCGGCACTCCCGGATTAAGTCTTTCGGGTGGGTACACGCCCGATCTCGAAGGGCTTTTGACGGGGCCGTCGATTTCGTGGAGCCCGGGAGTTGGAGCCGTCCGGTACAATATCGGAGGAAATACAGATACTATGGGGGGGGGCGTCGGGACGGCCACTATCGGGACACCTTCTGTCGGCGTCACTCATGGGTTTGGGCCCCTCGAGGCATCGAAGGACTATTCGAAGCCGTGGATGACGCCTGCTATCCGCGAGTCGGCAGCGAGAGCGGGTGTGCCCAGTCGTTATAATGTATTCGAATACGGCTATCCGGACTCCAACGACGGTTCGCCAACTTTCGATGAACGTTGGAATGCTATGGGGCGATCCGCGAACGGTGCGGTCTCTTCGCCAACTCCTTCGAGCCGGCCTCAAGGATTGGCTGCTCTGCTCATGGATCATATCCGACGGCTCAACGAGCAGGATGCCGACAAAGCACCGGCTTCCGTATTCGATGCCGGCGCGCAGGCGGTTCCTTTTATTGCTGACGATGGCGAGGGTTCGTTCGCCGATCGCTTCGGCGATCAGTCTCCGATCCGGAAATTGTCGCGATTGGATCGGCGCTGAGCTGCGCTCGCATGTGTTGAATTCGAGCTCGGAGTTTTCGTCTCAGGTCGCTCCATGACGTTGCGGGCCGACAAGAAAAAGTTTGACACGTCGGGCAAATCACCTGCATAGTATCACCATCGAGAGAATTCCAAGCCCGCAGCCATTGAATTGGATGCGGGCTTTTTGAATCAAACTTCCGCCAGACTTGGCGACGACGGCGCGAAGATCGCGCACACACTCTCTCGCCAATGCCGGCGACGGCAACAAACCGAAATTGGCAATACGCCAACGCCGACCCTGCGTGATGCGCAGGCGCCCGGCCAAGACGTCTCGCAAGCCGAACCGGAGGCGACGCTTCCGCGCCATCGTGCGTCGCGAGATATGACCACTCCGAAAGCCAACCATTCCGACGCCGTTCCTGCATGACGTGCTGACTGATGTTCAGCACGTCCAAACGCATGCAACGCCCGAAACGACAAGGACCCACAGATGGCTCTACCTGCCAATACCGTCACCACCTATTCCGCGGTCGGTAACCGCGAAGACCTCAGCGATATGATCTATCGCATCGATCCAACCGACACGCCCTTCATGAGCGGCGTCGAAAAGGAAAAAGCGACTGCCGTGAACCATGAATGGCAGACGCAATCGCTGGCGCCGCAGTCCACCGCCAATGCCCAGCTTGAAGGCGACGACCCCGGCGCCAATCCGACCATGGCGACGGCCCGTCTCGGCAATCTCTGCCAGATCTCCTACAAGGTGGCGCAGGTGTCGGGCACTCAGCAGGCGGTCGACCACGCCGGCCGCGACAACGAGCTGGCCTATCAGGAAATGCTCAAGGGTCTCGAGCTCAAGCGGGATATCGAGAGCATCCTCTTGACTAACCAGGCGAAGGTGGCCGGCAATACGACCACGCCACGGCGGACAGCGTCGGTCCTTTCCTGGATCGTATCCAATACGTCGAAGGGTACGACCGGCGGCGCCGCCGATCCTGGCGCTGCTGATGGCACCGGTACCCGCGTTGATGCCAGCACCCAGATCGCATTCACCGAAGCGCGCCTGAAATCTGTGCTGTCGTCGATCTGGACCAAGGGAGGCAAGCCGGGCATCATCTTCACCGGTCCCTTCAACAAGCAGGTGTTCTCGACCTTTACGGGCCGGTCCACGGCGATCGAAGAAGCCAAGTCGAAGAAGATCGTGGCCTCGGTCGATGCCTATGAGTCCGATTTCGGCAAGCTCAAGGTGGTCGCCAGCCGTTTCCAGCGCGACCGCGACGTGCTGGTGCTTGAAATGGAAAAATGGGCGGTCGCCTATCTCAATGGCCGCAACATGATCTCGATCCCGCTCGCCAAGACGGGCGATTCCGATCGCTGCCAGATCCTCGCGGAGTACGCCCTCGTTGCGCGCAACGAGAAGGCTTCCGGCGGCGTGTTCGACAACACCACGACCTGACGCTTCGCCTGTCGTTTCGGATTGCATGTGACAGCCGAAAGACGCGGGCTTCCGGCCTGGTCCTTTCCGGGCCAGGCCGGAATAGCCGGCGCATCCTGAAAACCATCTTGGAGACTTGAGACATGCCGCTTCCAGGCAATCGCACACTCAATACCGCTGATCTCACTGCCTATACGCCATCGTGCGGCGCATCGCCCGTTGCCGCCTATGTCCGCGTGCCTTTTCGCTGCCGCTTGGTGAAGGTCGCCGGCATTCTCGGCGGCGCCATCACGACCGCCGACGGGACCATTACCGTCGCCGCGAATGCCGCTTCGCTTGCGACATTCACCGTGACGCAGGCCGGCTCTGCCGCCGGCCAGCTGTTTTCGGTGGTGCCGCCGTCGCCCACCTACCTCAACGAGGACGACGTCATCGTATTGACGCCATCCGGTGCCTCCGGCGCGTCGGTGCCGATGCATTTCTCGATCGCCGTGAGGGCCGCCTGATGTCGTTTTTTCCCAAGAATCCTGCCTCTCGCGTCGGCGCCAGTCAGACCATAGCCTACGATTCCAACGTCGGAATCGCGAGCGCCTTCAGCACAGGGACTTACCAGTTGCGCCTGGCTGCAAATTCCGCCTGTCACTACAAGATCGGCGACGGCGTGCAGACAGCGACCACCGCCGACACCTTTCTGCCGGCCAACACCATCGAGTATGTCATCGTCAGCCCCGGCCAGCGGATCTCGGCGATCAAGGCCGCCTCCAACGGACTGGTTACCGCAACGGCGGGGACGCTCTGGGTCACGGAGTTGTCGTGATGAATGGCGTCTTGGTGCGGCCGCATCTCGACAGCAACGGCAGGGACCTTGCGATCGAGCATCTCCAGGATGTCGAGCCCATTCTGGAATGGAACAGGCAGGCGAGGGGTGACGAGCAGCGTAGCGATTGGGGACGCCACGTCGCGCGTATCCCCAACGTCATCTACGTCAGGTGGCTCGATGAAGAACACGCAAGAGGCAATACCGGCTTGCGGATGTTCACGCCAGAGTTCGATCTGATCGTGCAGCGGAAACTCAACGATCCCGAATGGGCCTATTTGCGCACCGACAGGCCGAAACTGCAGGCTGGCTGGTCAGCGGAGTTAGCATGATGCAAATCGTGGATTATGCATCCCTGCAATCGGCGGTGACCGAATATCTTGCGCGGGACCACGACACCACGCTGATCGCGCGGATCCCGACATTCATCCAGCTGGCGGAAGCGAAATTCAACCGGCAGCTTTTCGTGCGCCAGATGGAACAGCGCGCAACGGCGCTGGTCGATCTCGGCTCCAGCGAGCCGGAATTCATCTCGCTGCCGGCCGATTTCCAGTCCATGCGACGCGTGCGGCTGTCGAGCGTGGCGGGAAAGCCTTGTCTTTCCTTCAAGTCGGGCACGCAGCTCGACGAGTATCGCTTCGGCATATCCGATGTCGCGCGACAGCCGCGATATTTCACGGTGTTCGGGGACGAGATCGAACTCGCGCCCACGCCGGACGCTGCCTACACCATCGAGATGGTGTACCGGCGCAGCATTCCACCGCTCGCCACGAGCGATCCGAACTGGCTCCTGATGCTCGCGCCGGACCTCTATCTCTACGGCGCACTGCTGGAATCCGCGCCGTACATCAAGGAGGACGGCCGGATTCAGACCTGGGGGCTCGGCTTCTCGAGCGCGCTCAACGAGCTCAACAATCTCGGGCTGACATCGACGTTCAACGCAGGGCCGATGACAGTTCACGTCTCAGGCCAGGTCATCTAGGGGATTTCCGCGCAAATGGCTTCGTTCAACAAGTTCAATTGCTTCGTGCTCGATATCGCAAACGCGCTGCACGACATGAAAACCGGCACTTCGCACGCATACAGGATTTACCTGACCAACACGGCTCCGGTGGCGACGAACACGGTCTACAATACGCCAGCGGATCTCGCGACGGCGAACGGCTACACGGCAGGCGGGGTCAGCGTGGGCACCGTCACCGGCGCGCAGACCTCCGGCACGTTCAAGTTTTCCGGCGGAAGCGACCCGGCATGGACAGCGTCCGGCGGCTCGATCGGCCCATTCCAGTATGCGGTGCTTTACAACTTCACCTCGGCCACGAAGCCGCTGATCGGCTGGTGGGACTACGGCGCGCCGATCACCCTGACCAATGGCAACACGTTCACGGTCGATATCGACCAGACGAACGGCATCCTGACGATTACCTGACATGGCATCCTTTCTCAACGTCTGCCGCTTCAATCCGACCGCTGGCGGCACAACGGATTGGACGTATTCGAGCGCCATGACCGGCTATCAATCGCCAGCGGCTGCGGGAGCGATCAATGGCGCGACCTACAGCTACCGCGCCGAAAGCACCGACCTTTCGCAATGGGAGGTCGGGTTCGGCGCCTACAATTCCGGGACGGGGGTCTTTGCCCGAGCAACGGTGCTTTTCAATTCGCTCGGCACCACGGCGAAAATCAATTTCTCAACCGTGCCGCAAGTCGCAATTGTGGCGCTCGCAGAAGACTTGCAAATGGTGCGGTCGGTCAAGGTGCAGAAGTTCACGGCGAGCGGAACCTACACCCCATCGGCCGGGATGCTCTATTGCGTCATTGAATGTCAGGGCGGCGGTGGAGGCGGCGGCGGTACCAGCGGAGCGGCAGGACGAAACGACAGCGGCGGTGGGGGAGGCGCTGGCAGTTATTCGCGGCTGTATGCTACGGCCGCGACCATCGGAGCGTCAAAGACAGTGACGGTCGGCGCCGGAGGGGCAGGCGGAGTTGGCGGCGTATCAACGGGTGTCGCTGGCGGAGACACCTCAGTAGGGACCCTCTGCATAGCGAAGGGGGG